CACTCTTTAATTTGTTCTTGCTCTTCTTCAGTGATATCATCGCTAAATTCAAACCAACAAGCGTGTTGGTCATCTAATTCAGACCCCCAACCGCAGTCTGTCTTAGCGTGTGCTTGAGCATCGCCTTCTAAAGGCAAGTTACAATCCATGTCTTCTTCAACAAACCCTTGACCCCAACGATAGTGATCATCGATGTTGAACCAACTAATTGAACCATCCGCATTTTCGCGGTACATTTCAATGTGCCAGCAGATACTTTTCTTTTCTAACGGTTTGATCAGATATACTTTGCTCATTCTTCAACTCCGAAATGTTCTTGCCACATACGCTTGGGTTCGCTGATTATTGGTTGCCTTGCCATGAAACCATTCAGATTCTACCATTGCATCCAACACCATTCGTTCCATCAACTCTACATACTTTTCTGCGTATGCTTGACTATACGGCATTGCTGTAGTTTCGTTTTGCTTGACAGCATAGATACGAGCCTGTTGCTCAAGTTGTTGAATTCGTTCGTTCATTCTTCGTCCTTAAAGTCAATAACATTACCGTCTTCATCTGCACAGATGATGCGTACAGTTTCGCCGTCTTCGTTTTTAATCTCAATAGGACCCCAAATCCACCATTCAGTTTCATCTTGATACCATGAATCTTCGCGATCTTCTAAATCGTAAATGCTATTCTCGTCGATAAACTCTTGCAGTTCTTCTTCCTCTTCTTCTGTTAGGCCATCAAACTCGATATCATACCAGCAACCACCGTCGTCCATACTGATAAGTTCAACTTCTTCAATATTATTGTATGAGCAGTCTAGCATATTGATGCTGTCTTTTCGGCCATCGCCTCCAGGAACTTCTGTAAATTCAAATTCTGGAGGATTGTCGTCACTGGTTTCTACTGACCATTCTCCCCAACGGAATCCATTGGTGGTAGTAATTCTGCCTTTACCTTCTCGTTGAACCCAAAATTCAACTTCTTGTACACTCTTTTTGTAATAAGTTCTTACTGTCCAGGTTGCCATGCTACTTCTCCTTAAAGTTCTAAACCGTTTTGTTTGGCATAATCCTCGGGTGATTGACGTTTTTTCTGATACTCTGCTTCGTGCATATCGCATAGCGTACGAATCCATCCGCCATCTCTACGTTTGCCAGGAGCACAACATTCTTCGCAACAAGAGTCTGCCCAGGATTCTGCCATGGTAACCATGCCGTGAATGTATTCGTCACCGCCTTGATAATAGAAACGAAGCCCGCCAAACTTTTCTTTAATTTGTTCTACAACTACCTGCGGAATAAGTTCACGAGCAGGTTCTTTTTTATTTTCAACGTCCCAATCGTGTTGCTTCTTTGCCCAATCAATCCTGCCCTGTATATTGGCACAGAGATTTTCTAGGATAGGCCACCAACCTTTACCTACAGCAAATCCGCCGTAGCGTTCCGCAAACATTAATGGAAATCTTTCTTCCATACGTTTAGCAAAGGCTTCGTATTCGTTATACTCTTGATCTTCTGTCATTTTATATCATCCGAGGTTTCAGGGAAATGGCTAATAATTAAATCTAATGCTTCAATGGTACGCATATTGATTACAACATCTTCAGGGTGTAACCAATAGCCGTCTGGATTTGATTCTGTTTTAGGATTCTTTTTCCATTGACGTAATTCTTTTTTCAAGTAAGCACGATAGTCTTTTAGATTAAGACTAGTAATTCGATCCGCAGTTTCGCCATCAATCCATTGATAAGGTTTATGCTTTGCTTTACTCACGACTTCAGTCCTTCTAACGTTTGACGTTTGGCTTCTTCTTTGACTTCTTGTTTATGAATTGTCTGCAATCCGCGAAACATTTCTTCGACTACATGAATAATAGCATTCTTACCGTCTTCAGTTAAGTGACTGTATTCAGGACTTACAGTACTTTCGTGCCAGACTCTACCGTTTTGGCTAAGTTCTAGTAATGCTCCATAGAGCATATCCTTGTGCATACTTCTGCGGATATCAAATTTTCTCGCCACTTTGGAACCCTCTAAAATGTAAGAAGCGCGGAAAGCGTAAAGAGTAACTTCCATCCTGGTTTTGTGTGATAGCGTCAGCACGTACCTCAACGATTTTGCCAACCACCTCTTCACGACCGGACCAATAAGCATCGCGATCAGCATCAGTAAAACCGCTACCAACATTAACAATGATATCACGTCCATCGTCTCTGCCTTCGCAAACAAAAGCGCCAAGTTTTCCGACATTTTTACCTGTTCCTTCTTCTACTGCTGTAACAGCCAATGACACTTCGATAAATGGCTTTAGTTTAAGCCAAGCCACACTACGTTTACATTCATATCCAGCATTAGGATCTTTGATCATAATACCTTCGTAACCGCCATCGATTGCCTTTTGATTAATTTCTTTGAAACGTTTTTTACCTGCATCAGTATCGAGATCGACAAGTTCGTGTCCAACAACTGCTACATTAGGTAACGCATCTTTATGTTTCTTGTGCCAGTAGTAGACCATATCGCTACGATCCGATTGGCTTTTATCCCAAGAGCCTTGTTCAAAGTTTGACAAAGGTAGTACGTCAAACAAATTAAGTACAGCATCATCGCTTTGTACATCACTCTTGCGGTGTACCTGCTTCATCAAATCTTGGAAACTGCTAGACATAACTTCGCCGTCTAGCACCAAATCATATGGCGGAGGATCTTGTTTAACTACTGCACTAATCTGCTCTGCTATGTGAGGAAAATTGACAAGCTCTTTGCCGTTACGACTAAACATATCAACACGCCCGTCGGCCCTGACGATAGTAATAACTCGTACTCCATCAAGTTTGACTTCGATAAGTTTCTTTCCAACCACCTTAGCCTCATGATTTGCGCTATCGTGAGCGAGCTGGCAACTAAACACAGGCACACTATAGTGAGCATATTTCTTCTCCACAACTTTGTTGATTGTTTTTTCGCTTACGCCACAACGCAAGTCTTTAATAAGGATACGACGATACCAGCCATTCCACTGTTTCTTAGTGGCTGACTTTATCATTGTTTGAATCATATCCCTCGCTGTATTACCGGTGACATTGCGAGTGACAAAGCCAGTAATAGCGAGAGTAAAACTGCCCCAGTCTAAGCCTGGACCGTCTGCATCTGTTTTCTCTGGGATTTGTTTAAGTCCAAAGGTAATCATTGGATCTAATGCAAGACGCACACCTTCGAAGAATTCGTTGTTACCTGCCTCCGCTTGTGCAAGAATGATTGCTTCTTTGTTCAAACGACTAGGATGATCTTCTAGTGTACTAATAACATTTTGGCATGGATCGCTCACAATATCTCCTAAAATTTAACTATGCTATTATTTTACTGCCAAATTAACTCTTTGTCAATTGGTTTGACATAATTTAATTGGGTTTCAATGGATTTGGTTGTGTAATTTACACCGTGTGCTTTGACTCTGGCACGTATAGTTTGAGTCTCTCCAGTCTTACCTAGTGCAGACTTATTCAAAAAGTTTACCAAATGACCGCCATCTGTGACAGCATCGTGGGCATAGCAGTTAAGTTTTTTGACATATCTAGTATTAACATATCTAATATTCAGTAAAATTGGCTCACCTACTACTCCGATATGCTCTTGTTTGGCAGTTTTGGACTCTGTGATAATACGTTTCTTTTCCATTTCTTTGAAATACAAACTAGGAACGCTGGCCAAAATACCAAAGTCTTTAAAAATTACTTCAGGTTTTTGAGTACTAGAAAACACTCGTTGCATATAGTCGTTGAGATTGTCTGCAATAACACCAAATGTCAGTCTACGATAATAATGTATAATAGCACTGGCTGTATCTGTATCTTCCTGAGTAACTTTGACCAGTACTTTATAATCTTTATTCAAGTCCGGAACCATTTGATAACTCAAATGTTCTTTGCTATTCCAGCGTTCATCGCTGTCAGGATCTGCATTGGTAAAAGCACTAACGCTGGTATAGCCTTTAGTTCTAAAAATAGCACAGGCCATAGCCAAAACATTTTCAGCAGGCCATGTACGTTCATTTAATGGAGTAAAATCATTCATAATCGATCATCGTTTGTTGTTGAATAAGAATGTTTTTGCCTATTTCAAATAAGCCTACCCCGCCAATAAGGTCTTTAACGCTGGCGTGAATGTTTACTTCGCCATCTTTGTCTATACTGGCCATGACAAATTCTTCCATGCTACCTTCTTCGATACGCTTACGCACTTCTTCGA